ACTGCTTTTGCCGCCTTTAAACACTCTGTAATTTCAACTTCAGTTAAATCTATCTTTGTTGGTTCGGAACCTTGTGATACATTACTTCTAAAGTCTCCTTCGATAACTGGTCGTTTCATATTTGCTAATACTTTACCACCTAATATCAATACTCTGACATCATAATCATTAGGTATATACTCTTGTAAAAGTAGGTCAGCATCTTCATCTTGTTTGTATAGCACTTGACATAAACTATCAAGACCTCTTTCTGATTCTACAAATAAAACACCAACACCTTTACTGCCTCTTAATGTTTTTAATATGATAGGATATTTTGTGTCTAACTTCTCAAATGCCTCTTTTGACTTTTCTGCATCTGTTATCAATGCAGTATTAGGTTGATTAATACTGTAGTCAGCAAGTTTTAAATATGTTCTATACTTATCAGCACAGATACTAATACACTGTCTTGAATTAACAACACATATACCATCTTTTTCTAAAGTTGATACAATATCCATCCAACTATCTTTTCGTGTAATAGAACCACGAATAACTGCGACAGTATCAGAAGTTATTTCAAAACCTTTTGGATCATTTTTATTATGTAATCTTCTAATACCATCTTCAAAGGTCATATAACCACCAGACAACTTATACAGATAGTATGGTAACTTTAGTTTTTCTGCCTCTTGTTTTAGTCTATCAGCAGTATGAAATGTTTTTGCCTCTTCAGGTTCGTCAGTAATAATTAATATCTTGCAAAATAATCTTTCATCTTTTGCCTCACCTATAAACTCTTTGAATTTGGGTATGTGCATTATTCCTCATTACTTTGACTTTTACCTATGTTATATTTAGCAGATAGGTTCCAATCGTTTTTTTCTTTGAAATGCAATATCTTAATTTGACTTAATGGTGCTTTCTCTGAAATTTTATTGTTATCTACTATTTCAATAAGTTCCCAATCAGATAGTAATGTTGCAATCGTATTTCTTCTTTCTATATCATTCTTCACTAGACTTGCTGGTTTACCATCAAGTGCAAATAGTTCTTTAAAATGTGTTATGAAATATTTACCTTGTTTATGTAAAATATGACACGACTGATATAATGTTCTATCTTTACGACTAGCAACACCTATTCTTGTTAATGTTTCTCTTATTTTTAGGAAGTCATCTGGTTGTTTGATTGTTACCTCTAACATATCGCCAGGTGTCCAGTTCACCTGTTCACTTCTTAATTCACTCATTTTTTCCCACCTTTATATAATCTTTTCTTAATAGTTTCAATTTGTTCTTTAGATAATATACTCAGAGCGGTCTTTGCCTTCTCATTACTATAACCATAATACTCTTTAATATAATCTAAGTCTTTCAATTGACTTGGTTTGAACCACTTACCACCAAATCTTTTTTTCTTTCTGATACTATTTATGAAAAAATTAAATTGTAGTTTCTTTGGAAGAAAATGAAACCCATTCATCTCATTTGCCTGCATTAGGGTATCATAATGCATAGATAAACACTTATTAATTATAAAAGGTGGATACTTCTTTTCCCATTCTGTATCGTCTGTGTCTAGTAAGTTCTTCTTTGAAAAATTAATAGCATTGAGATAATCTTTTAATTCATAACTCATTTGAATTTACAATTTGCCATAAGTTCAGTTAAACAAGCAACCATATTGATTTCTTGATCAGCAACAAAGGCGGACTTATATTGATAACCAGCAAGTGTTAATATTGCTTGAGGAACAGATTTAGCATCTAAACTTTTTTCAAGATTATCATATATGGTTCTAAACAGTTGAGTTGGTTCTTTATCAATATTTGTAACCACCCACTTTCGCATATCATTAAATCTTTTTTCTTTGATAGATGCCATTAGATTTTTGATATCAACTTCTGACATATTATATAATATGCCACTATCAATCTTACCTCTAACTGAATATCTTTGCAATTCATTTATAGTTCTTCTAAAGTCAGGAAAGTATTTCATTATAAGTTCTGATAATACTTTCTTATCATACTCTATCTTTTCATTCTTCAAGATAAAGAATAATCTGTTCATAAGTTTTACTGCAAGTATTTTCTTTTGACCATTTACAATTCTAAAATCTACCACAGTGCAACGACTATGCAGAGCAGGTAGTATTTTGTTTTTGTAATTACAAGTAAATATAAATCTACAGTTCTTATGAAATGTTTCTATAAAGTTTCTTAATGCTGGTTGAACAGATTCAGGATTCATATAATCTGCCTCATCAATAATAACGACTTTGTGTTTAGCAGTTTCATTTAGTGAAACAGTAGATGCAAAATCTTTTATCTTGTTTCGTAAGGTATCAATCTGTCTACCTTCATCAGAACCATTTATGACAATGTAGTCTGCTTTTATTTCTTCACATAATGCTTTTGCAACAGTGGTCTTACCTGTACCAGCAGTGCCAGATAGTAGTAGATTTGGTATCTCACCTTTGTTAGAAAACTTTTTGAATGTATCTGATAAATCTTTTGTTAGTATACAATCCTGTATTGTTTTAGGTCGATACTTCTCGACCCATAAAAATTCTTCCATAATATAAACCTCAAATTAATTAAAAACACTATCATTTTCAAGAGCAATCCAATACTGCACTTGTCTAGTTTTACCTATAAAGTGTGATATACCTTTTTGTGAGATTGCTACATCATAGTCATCTTCAATTTGTTTGAAGTTTTCCATTCTAAAATATGCTACAAAGTTTTTATCAGTTTCACCTAACTCAACAGAATATTCATTTGAAGAAGTATTCTTTTTGTCAGATGCAGTAATAGTCATTTTACCTTCAGCACCTTTTAATGCTATGTCTGGTAATGCTAAAGAGTTAGCACCTTTCATTAGTCTTTCAAACTTTTCTTTTGTAAATGTAAAAGTCACATATCTATCTGGTAGTTCTATTGACTTTGATGGTGTCACTAATACAGACTCATCAGCAAAGAAATATTTAATATGTTGCTTATACTTTTCATCTTTAATAGTTACATACTGACCACCATTAAAGTTTAGTTCTGGTTTTTCAAACAGTTCTACTGAACGTAGAAACTCTGGTAATTTGTATATACCAAACTCTTTATCAAAGTTCTCTTCTACTTTTGCTTGTGCTAACACATTTTTCAAAGTAGATATGGTTCTAATTGTACTGCCTGGTTTTACTAAAATGTTCTCATTAATTTCAGAAAAGTTTTTGAGAACAGATAATGTTTGACTACTTACTTTCATCTTCACTCCTATCATAGTTTAATAATAATGTAATGTAGTGTATCGCCTTGAATAAATCCATTTTATTCTTACCGTGTTTTTTTCCATAACGACACACATATTTGATAGCATTTGCTTGAGCAAATTCACGACCTATATTTAATTCTTTGAATATGTCTTGAATTTGAAAACCACTACCACTATCAGAGTAGTGTTGGTTATAAGTTGACTTAATGTAACTTATCACTTCATATAATATTTTATCTTCATTGTATTTCATAATTCACTCACTATATAATAAAATTTGTATCTTGTCAAGTCTAAATATCAACTATATGACTTTTAAATATCTTTTTTGCCTCACGAAATTTAATGTCAATATTGGGATCACTTTTTCTAACTAATCTAAAATGTATAACATATCTTGGTACATTTGAATGGTTAACTGCTCTATGATAAACTGCACAATTAACTAATGTTGCATATTTTGTATCGTATTTTGCCTCTGCAACTAAACTGGTATCTTTTTCTCTGATACCTTCAAACAAATAAGGTTTATCAAAATCCTCTTGGTTGTGTATATATCTAAATCTTTCTATTTTTTCATAATGAGCAGATTTTAATTTAAAAAATTCTAAATACGAGTCTAATGTTCCGTATGAATAATTTAAAGAACAAGCATCAGCATCTATCCAAGAGTTATTCTGATAAATCATATCTCTATCATTATGTATGATCATTTTACTATTAGGTTCTGTGATTAAATATTGTATATACAATACTGTCATATCACCTAAAGATTCTATATAATCTATAAGAGGTCCAAACAGTTTACGATACAAACCATTTTTCTTTTCAATGACGTAGATTCTACCATCACTATTACCTAAAGACTTACCGTCTTCAAGAACATTACTTTTGCAAACACGAAAATCTATCTTTTCAAAATCAGGTTTTGAAAATGAGGGTAGTGTTTTTCTGTCAACATATCTGTAAAACGTATTTCTCAAACACTACCCCTTTATGACTATTTATTTAATTAAAATAGTCTTTGCTTTTTTGTGTTCAGGTATTATTCTCTCTAAAGAAACAGTCAATAGACCATCTTTTAGTTCTGCACCTAACACTTCTACATCATCAGCAATGGTGAAATGTCTTTCAAAGTATCTCTTTGAAATGCCTTGATGTATTATTTCTTGCTTTTCAGCAGATGATTCTCTGATGGATTTAACAGATAAAGTGTTTTCTTCTACCTTTACCTCAATATCTTTCTTTGAATATCCTGCTAGAGCAATCTGGATATTGTATTTGTTATCGGTAACCTTTACAATATCATAAGGTGGGTAAGATTGTTTATAAGAACCTCGTAATATATTCTCGTCAAACATCTTTCCAAAGTCTTCAAAGATATCGTCAAATCCTACTGTTACGGGTCTTAATTGATTGAATATACTTAATGCGTTTGTCATATAAACCTCCTTGTTAATTTAAGCAAAGTTATTAAGTGTACCCTTAAAAGGCGTACATATATAATATAATACATTATTTATCAAATGTCAACCCCTTTTTTGATATTTTTTCTATCATATTCAATTAACTCTATTGGTAATAAATCCTTTATACATTTAGGTAAACCAATTTGAGAAGAGTATTCATCACAAAAATAACATTCTATATTTGCGACTTCATACTTATCTAGTATCAAAACATTTTTTTGATTTGATAAATCTGTGTTTTGTTGACTTGTTGTTTTACT